CATTGACCTGATCTTAATGCTCTCATTGCCGCCAACATTGCTAAGTAGGTTTTACCTGTTCCAGCGGGGCCACTTACCATAACGATATCTGTTTCAGGGTCATTTAATGCTATAATATATTTTTCCTGATTTATACTCTGGGGTACTAATTCGATTGGTCTACGTGACTTTTGCCTTTTACTATACTTGCTAAAGTCGATGGTCTTTGAGGAGTTCATGTAGAACGTGTCCTCTGCGTTGTATTGAGTTTCCCTGTGTCTGTATGGTTCATGTTTTTTCCTTAATGCTCCTGTTTTGCGTTTACTCATAAATTGTTTCCTATGTGATTTATTTTAAAACGAGAACTAAGTTCTCATTAAATATTTACCGATATCAGGTATGTAAAGAATGTACGGATGAGGAATCACCGTTTTTTGATAAATACATGGTACCAGCAGACTATCGTAAAAATCTTTTGCGATCCCACAGAGATAAATACTAGTATGACTAAAGCAATTACAGGCGACAATCTTGCTAGAAAACAAGCAGATGCATTCTTTAAAGACATTGACTTTATCAGTATTGTAGATACCATTAAAAATATCTATATGTCTGACGGTGCAATGAATACGTTATTGGACTTTGAAAGAGTCTTAGACGAAGCAGATATCTATGCATTTAGAAACTGGATTAACGGTGAACTTGTACAAGGACCCGATGTTGGGCGTTACACATGTAAATGTACATTCATGTGGCCTTATAAACTAATGCCTGATCCAAAAGCAACATTAAGACTTGCAACTATCGGTTGTAATGTCAGAATGATGAAGTCTAAGATTGAAGTTCCTGTAGCAGTCACATCATATGAAGACTTTCAATCAGGAAGTCGTTACCCTAAAATGAAAGAAAACAAAGTTTGGTTTATGCAAATTGAAATACCTTTTGAATTAATGGATGATATTAAAGAAGGTAGTGTTGATATTGCTGAAGACACCATTGACTTATCAGAAATCGAAGATGCATATGACAACGATTTAGAGCAAACAAAGTCTGAAGAAGATACAGGTAATGATATGGAAGCAGTTGATGACATGACGCAAGGCGCACCAAATGATGGCGGAGCATTTCAAATCTAATGACTATTCTATCTGAAAGTTTAAACTACTTAGATATGGAAAATCAAATGTTTCCTTTAATTTCTGTTGATGAGTATGCCGCTAAAATGGGCGAAGACAAAGACGTAGTGACCTTGACATTTATCGTTAAGTCAAAATTAGTTGCAGAAGATTTAGTTACATGGTTCGAAAGAGGTTATGACTTTATCTTGGATGCAAGTATTTCTGAAGGAGAACTAGAACCTAACAAATGGTTAGTTTTTGTTGAAATGGAAAGACGTTCATGGGTAGCCCGCAGAATAATCGGTATAATTAAAGATTTAAAAACATTAACTGGTTTAGATGAGTCTGAATGGACTATCAACATCGACGGAGAAGAATATCCGTTAGAGTTAGAAATTATGAAACAAAAAATTATTTTAAACCCTGCAAAATATCAAATCGAAAAAGAAGATGAGATCGAAGAAGAAATCAATGAGATGCGATTACAAGCAGGTTTAGATTACAAAGAATCTGAAACACCCAAAGACGAATATATAAAGAACATTCAAGCCGCCGCCGGCATCTAATCTGGGAAAATCAATGTTGACTTTAACACGTGTGGCTGTTATAATATAGCATGGACCACTATCAAACATTAGGCGTCTCGCCTCAAGCAGATACAAAAGAGATTAAAAAAGCCTATAGAAAACTGGCTGGGAAACATCATCCAGATAAAGGTGGAGACGAAAACGAATTTAAGAAAGTACAAAAAGCATATGAAACTTTAAGTGATCCACAAAAACGTGCTGAGTATGATAATCCTAATCCGTTTAATCAAGGCTTTGGTGGTGGCAATCCTTTTGATATAAATGATATCTTTGGAGATATATTCGGTCAAAGACCGCGTCAGCCTCGCAATCAAAGACCGATGTTTAGAACACAATTGAATGTTACTTTACGTCAAGCATATACAGGTGGGCAACAGACAATGGAATTGCAAACACCTCAAGGTAAAAAGGTAGTTACAGTCAATATCCCTAAAGGAGTAATGACTGGACAACAAACTAAGTACGATAATCTTGTACAACCAAATAGTACAATGGTTGTTGATTTTCATGTAATGCAAGACGCCTGGTTTGAAAGACACGGTCCACACTTACTATGTACGCATAATATATCTGTATTAGATTTAATTGTAGGTACGAAATTTAAGTTTACAACAATAGGCGGTAAAGTAGTTGAAGTAAAAGTAAAAGCAGGCACTGCTCCAAATACACAAATTAAATTAGCAGGGCAAGGTATGCCTGTTGCTGATCCAAGAGGTCCTAATATAACTTCTGGGCAATTCGGTGACCAATTAATATTGCTTAAAGGAATCATTCCTGATAATATAGAACAAGGTATCATCGATTCTATTATGAAATATAAAGATATACAGGACTTGAAAGACAACTAAATAAATATAGAGGTAAAATAAATTTGAACACATCACCAGAAATCGAAAACATTATTTCTAGGTCAGTAGAGACTGCTAAGTCTTTCAACCACGAATACGTTACAATTGAACATCTATTACATGCATTAGTAACGCACCCGCCATTTAAGAAAGTATTGAATCAATTTAACGTTGATACTGAATTGATGATTGGCGAGATTGAAGCATATCTTAATGGACTACATGCTATTGAATCTAAAGATCCAGAGTGTGTACCTAAGAAAACTAATTCATTAGAACGTGTGATGAACAGAGGTGTTACACAAGTATTGTTCACAGGGCGTAGACAAGTCACTACTATCGATCTATATTTGTCAATTGCAACTGAAGGAAATACCCATGCACATTACTTTTTATTAAAGTATGGCGTAGTTAAATCTCAGTTTATTGATTTCTGGCAAAAACATTACAGACACCAAGATACTCAAAACGTCAGTGCTGATCAAGCAGATGAAATTTTAGAAGAATACACAACTAATCTTACACAACTGGCTAGAGACGATAAACTAGAGCCCGTTATAGGACGTGTCGGAGAGATCGATGACATTATTAATGTACTAGCAAAACGTTTCAAAGCAAATGTATTAATGGTAGGAGATCCAGGTGTAGGTAAAACTGCAATCGCAGAAGGTATTGCACAAGCAGTTGTTAACGAAGAAGTGCCAGAGTTCTTAAACGACCATGAAGTCTATTCACTAGAGATTGGTAACTTACTTGCTGGATCAAAGTATCGTGGTGAGTTTGAAGAAAAAGTTAAAGAAGTCATTATGGCTTTAGAAGTTAAAAAGAATTGTATCTTATTCATTGACGAAGCACATACAATGGGCGGAGCTGGTTCAACATCTAATGGATCAGTTGATTTTGCAAACATGATTAAGCCTGCTATTACTAAGGGAACTCTTAAAGTAATCGCATCTACTACATGGGAAGAATACTATGAATCTTTTGAAAAAGATAGAGCCCTCATGCGTAGATTCTATCGTGTTTCAATTGATGAACCTAGTACAGATACAACACAAAGAATTTTACGTGGATTGTCAGAACGATTAAATGACTTCCACGATGTCAATATCACAGAAGAAGCAATCGAAGCCGCAGTTGAAATGGCTGGTAGATACATACACGAAAGAAAGAATCCAGATAAGTCTATTGACTTACTTGATGCCGCTTGTGCAAAGCAACGTGTAGCAGAGAACAAAGGTGTTGACATTACTAAAACATTGATCTTTGATCAAGTAGAGAAGTTTACTGGCGTCCCTGCTGATAAACTTAAAGGAGACAACGTAGATCGTATTACTAACTTAGATGTAAACGTCAAAAGTAAGTTGTATGGTCAAGACGATGTAGTTGATAAAGTAATCGAAAGAGTTTATGTGTCGTTTGCAGGAATCGGTAACGAGACTAAACCTATCGCAAGTTTCTTATTTTTAGGCCCAACAGGCACGGGTAAAACAGAATTGGCTAAACTGCTGTCTAGTAATTTAGATATGCCACTGCTCAAATACGATATGTCCGAGTATTCTGAGAAACACAGTGTAAGCAGTTTGATAGGACCTCCCCCTGGTTATGTAGGCTTTAGTGATTCACAAGTACAAGGCGGACGTTTGATATCAGACTTGAGTAAGCAACCTCATTCAATTATGTTGTTTGACGAAGTAGAAAAAGCACACCCTGATATCTTTAATATCTTCTTACAAATGTTAGACGAAGGTACAATTACTGGATCTAATGGTAAGCAAGTATCATGTAAGAACTGTTTAATCATTCTCACATCTAACTTAGGTAGTGCAGACGGTGAACGTTCAAACATCGGATTTGGTGATACGAATAAGCACGGTGAAGATGAAAAAGCAATGAAACAATTCTTTAAACCAGAGTTTAGAAATAGACTTGACATGGTTTGTAAGTTCGGTAAACTTGATACACTATCTGTTAAAAAGATTGTTGTCAAATTTACAGCAGACTTACAGAAGGCTTTGCTTGACAAACATAATATTACTCTTAACTTTGATGAAAAAGCAATTGAGCATCTTGCAGACGTAGGTTATGACAGTAAACTAGGAGCAAGACCGTTAGCAAGAAAAATTGATGAACTTGTAAGAGTACCACTAAGTAAAAAGATTTTGTTTGAGAAAATAAAAGATGCAAATGTTACTTGTGTACTTGAAAAAGATGAAATTGATTTTGGTGTAACGAAAAAACAAGTTGCTCACATAGGAGACGACGGCATTATCGAAGTCAAAGACGGACCTGAGTTACCATAATCTTATCTACAGACTTTAAAAGCATAAATACTCTAATAAAACGGAGATAATTATGGCTAAAATAGTCGAAGACATAGTTGCTATCAAACTAAGTAAGATTGCAAAAGATGATGCTCCTGATGGTCAGAAAATTATAACTGATGAAATCGCATCACAATTAGAAGCAGTCGCACAAGAGTTAGTTGGCGAGTCAGTTATTGTCGAAATAGTAAGAGGATAAGTAATGTCACAATCAACAATCCTTACATTATTGCCACAGACAGTATATGAGAATGATGGCACAGGCGCACCTTATAATGTAACGGGTAATGCTGTACAAGGTGCAAGTTATTACTTGGGTAATCAAGACCTACAAACATTAACATATAGTTTTTCAGAAGTGACAGGCAATTTAGTTATAGAAGCCGCACTTTCTAATCCTCCTGCTGACGATGATTGGTTCAAAGTCTGGGAAACATCAGCAAACAACGCATCGAATGTGAATTCTAATTTAAACTCATACACAAACTTAGTAGGTAACTTTGTTTATATGAGAGCAAAAATAGAAGGCTTTAATAACGGTGTCGTTCAACACGTAAAAGTAAGTTACTAATGGCCAACATTGTTATTATGCCTGGTGGTTTTCACCCATTTCATGCAGGGCATGCCGCACTTTATAATTCCATAAAACAAAAGTATGGCGAAGGCTCTGACATCTATGTAGCCGCTAGTAACAATCAAAAAGAAAGACCTTTCCCGTTTGAAATCAAAGAAAAATTAGCACAACTTTCAGGGGTACAGCCAGGAGAATTTGTACAAGTTAAGTCTCCATTTGTACCTAAAGAAATTACAGACAAATACGATCCAGACAAAGATACAATTGTTTTTGTACGAAGTGAAAAAGATAAAGATGAGTTTCCAAAACCCGGAGCAGTTAAGAAAGACGGATCACCGGGATACTTTCAACATATAGATCAAGCAAAAAGAGGTGCACAACCCTTTAGTAAAGTAGGTTACATGGATTACTTACCAGTCAAAGAGTTTGCAGGTATCACTAGTGCTACACAGATACGAGACACTTGGCCTAGTCTTAACGATGAACAACGAGAAGAATTTATAACTCACATTTATCCTAAACTTGAGGGTAATGATAGATTAATTAAAAATGTAGTTAACTTATTAAGTAAAGGAATGTCTTTAAATGAAGGCTTAGCATACATTGATAAAGATGGTAACAGAGTTGATTATACAAGACCTGACTTACCCACAGATATTGAAAATTTAGTCATTGATTGGTTTAATGACAGAGACAAATACACTAAAGCAACGTTACAATCTAAAGGATATAAAGTAGACGTTGATGATAAGTTTAATAACATTGATATTACAGACAAAAGAGGTAGAAAATACACCGTGTCTACAGATGATGCAATGTCTAAACTTATACAACAAGCATATGCAGAACCATTAAACGAAGACTCTAATGATAAGTTACTTGATACAAAACGTGCAAGAGCAATACTTCAACTTTATACAAGAACAAACGGTTTTGATTTAAGAAAAATCATATCAAGCCGTAAACGTGGCGGTGCTGATAACGAAAGAATAGTGACAGCAATGCTTATGCCAGACTCTAAGACTTTCAGTAGAGACGATATAGATAATCTTTCCGATGAACTTCAAAGAAGATTTAGTGTTACAGTTCCTAGAATGACTATTACAGGTAACGGTACTTATCTTAATCTAAATCCTGTTGTAGTTAAAGTTAAAAATATGGATGAAACATTTGTAAGTCCAGACGAATCTAAACAGTACTGGAATCATAACCCGCAAAATTATCCATTCGGAGATCAAATAGATATGCCTTTAAGAGATACAGATCGCAATGGAAGAAGACAAGGATTTTCAGGTCATGGGGCATGGTCAGTAAATGAAAGTTTCGGTAAGATTCGTAATATGATTAATGATTCTACTGACGAACAAAAATCTAAATCAGTTGATTTGCATCGTAAAATGTTTGAACTGTTAGAGAATGAATTCAAACCTAACGTTATTAAACTGCGAGGATTCGGCAGAGAACAAGACAAAGAAATACCAGACATTAATAAAGTTAGACAAGAAAAAGAAAAAGAAAAACAAAGAAATCAAGTAGAGTACGATAATAAAAGACAACAGCAATATGCATACCTAAGAAAGATACAAGAAGTCTTATTTGAATTGCATGAAGAATTCGCAGAGATGGAACAGTTAGGTCTTTTACCTATCGAAATGAAACAAAACTTTGAAAACGTAAAAGAACTCATAGACTTTGTAGAAAACTACAGTGCTGATGATTATCCTTTTACAGACGATGATGGGAACTTACTTGAAATGCTTCATGTAAAGACTGTCAAACTAAAAGAATACTTTGGTGGTTGGAGAGATACACAAGCACCTAGAGTATTAAGAAAACACACTCCTAAACTAGAACCAGACTCCTTCTGGAACAAATTTGATTTGTCCGAAACCGCTGATTACATCGAAGAAAAATAATTCGACCAGGCATTCCTGTAGTAAATATTATAAGTTATATATCGAAGCAACTATGCAATTTATCAAGGAGTAAACATGGCATCGAAGAAAAAACCCGCAACTAAAAAAGCGGTAAAGAAAACGACAAAGAAGCAAGAAGAGGCTAATATTCCATTAGAGAAGTTAGAAGAAGCAGTTGAAGAAATCAACGAGCAACCACCTCAAGCACCGCAAGATGGACAAGTTCAAGTAAACGTAGACTTCTTACGTACAACAAAAGTTCATATCGCAATGCCTTGCTATGGGGGAATGCTGACTGAATCGACATTTATGTCATTCATTAAGTGGGCAAACACTGCTCGTCAATTAAACATTGACTGGACATTAGAAACAATGGTTAATGAATCATTAATCAGTAGAGCAAGAAATACATTAACTGCTAAATTCTTACATATGGAAGATGCAACTCACTTAATGTTTATTGATGCTGATATTGGTTGGGAGCCTTGGCATCTACTAGTTCTATTGAATAGAGACGTAGACGTTATTGGTGGATTATATCCAATGAAGACTATGCCGATCAAGTGGGTAGTTAATGGTTTCGACGGCGCAGAAGAAGGACCAGATGGATTCCAAGAAGTATCTAAAGCAGGTACAGGTTTCTTATTGATTAAGAGACATGTATTTGAAAAACAAAATTCCCACCCTGCTGTGAAGCAGTATAAAAACGACATCGGATTAGATCCAGTTTACGATCAGTATCTTAAAACTTATTTTGATACTGCGGTGAGACAGAATCGTTACTATTCAGAAGATTGGACATTCTGTGAAAACTGGAGAGATATCGGAGGAAAAATTTATGTCGATAAAAGAGTTCTGTTAAGACACTCAGGATCATATGTATTCTGTATGGAAAATCAACAGTTCTTGCTTGACAACATTGGCCCTATGTATGTGCAAATGGAAGAGCAGAAAAAAGCGGCAGGATTAAACTCTGACTTAACACCTGATAGTGATGGTAACGTCACATTAGATGTTCCGGTTAACGATGCAACTTTTGAAAAACCGGGTACTCCGTAAATATAGTTCCTAAACTATATAACTAAGTATAATGCCCCTCTCCCAAGGGGCATTTTTCCTTGTGTATTCCTCTTTATTGATAAATACTTATATTAACAAAGGATTGATATCAATGAAGTTCAATGAAATAACCGAAAATGCATCAGCGGGTGCTACAGGCGCAGGATCAGTTGCATCTGTGAATATGCCAATGAGTACTCAATCACGCAATCCTAGCATTTATGGTGGCAAAAAGGCTGGAAACTTACTGACAGGTAAAAAATCAAAGGGCAAATATGCTAATTCTGTCCAAGCACGTAAGCAAACTAAAGTCAACGAATCTCAACAATTAAACGAAGTGGCTCCTCTAGTCCTTAATGGAATAAGACTAGTTGCTCCTTATGCTATAAAAGGGGCCAAACATCTTTGGAAGCATAAAAAGAAAGCCGCAGGTGCTGGTGTAGTAACTGACGTTGTGGTAAACGATGGGGAGGCTACATTAGGGGCCGCGAAAGAGGTCGCAAATTGGCTTTTGGATGTAGATGCTGATGAATCTTTACTTGTAGAGATAGCCAAAAAGATTTTAGAAGTAGCAAAAAAGTTTCCATGGGCAACGGCAGCCATTGTTGCGTTCTATGGTGGTAAAGCGGCTTGGGAATATTATCTCGACCGACAAGAAGATTTAGAACAAAAAGAACGAGATGAATTAATGCGTTTACAAGCACGTACACTTGAAAGAATTTCTAAGCAACTAGAAGTACAACCTGTAACAGAAGACGAAGTATCAGAAGCAGAAGTTCTTGTAGTCAAAGGTGCAAACAGAAAAGATCGCAGGTCTGGATTTGTTAAACACGGTGAAAGCAGAGTAGACCATGAAGTTAAAATGGCAAAAGCAGATTTATTTGCAACAGCAAAAAATGCACAAGAAATTATGATGCTACTTAAAGACAGAACTGAAGAAGAAGGGATCAAAGGTTGGATGCAATCTTATATTACATTAGCAAATGATTACCTTAATTCAGTTGCAGAATCATTACAGTATGAAATGCAAATGCATGAAGATCAACCCGCAACTTACGGCAACGGAGAAGATGACAGATATCACGTAAGTAAATTAGACACAGAGCCATATGGTGAGCCCAGTTCAAGTTACCCAGGAGGTACGTTGACAGGTACAAACTTGGCAGAAGATGGAGACAAACAATGAGTTCAATATTACGTGGACTAAATGAAAATGAGATGCCTACAGAAGCAAATCCTGATCAAATGAGACAACAATTATCTGAATTAGATAAAGCGGCAGATAAGGCAAAATACGCCCTTGATGAAGTTGATCAAGCAACACGTGTTATAAAGTATGGTACTGACACTACAGAAATTATAGTAGCGGTACAAGGTATTGCAGATACTTTAGGTACTATGTTTGATCATAAAGAACTTCATTACTATGAAGATAAAGTCAGAGAAGCAAACAATGCGTTAGAATCGGCTGTATACGGTCTTAGAGAGCCTTTTAATGATCTTGCACGTGATTTACGAAATAAACATGATGAACTTGAAATGGATATTGAAGATTTAGATGAAGGACAACGTTGCTGGAAAGGTTACAAAAAGCAAGGCACAAAAATGATGTTTGGAAAACGTGTCAACAATTGTGTTAAAGCAGACGAATCATTAGAAAACGTTGCAGATGATATTGCAAAAGATTTAGGTAAGCAAGAGTGGGACGCGGCTATGGGAGAAAACATAGATATCGACGGCGCATTTGAAAAAGTTTTTAAAGATAGAAAAAGAGATCCTAAACATTATGATAAAGGACCGACTCCGGCTCCTAGAAAACCTCGTTCATATGACAAAGGACCTGAGAAAAAATCTGACATGGGTAAAATCATGTCTGAACCCTCAACTGGTTATAACTTTGAATCTTCAAAGAAATCTAGTATGGGTAAGGTCATGGAAATGTATGATGACTATCTCTTTTTAATTTACATTAATGGTAAATTAGCGGCAGAGACGCCAATTGAAAAGAAACAAAAGAATCAATACGAAAGAGTTATTAAACAAGCATTACCTGATGCAGAAGTTACATTCAAACCTACACCAAGACATTACTATAGTGCTGAACAATTAACAGAAGGTACAGGTAGAATCAGAGCCGCTATTTTCGGTATTGCATTAATATCAGCAATGTTTGGTATTAATAATAAGATGGCACAAGAGACTTATGAAAAGAGCCATCAATTGCAACAGTTAACACAAGTTTATGCTCATGCAAAGCAATGTGGTGACGAAGCAAAAATGAAGGATGTTGAACGTAGAATGGGCAATCATAAAATGAGACTTGATCTAGGTAAAGGTGATGTTGATTTTGACGGTAGACCCGGTGATGACGATATTAAAGATATCGATTATATAAAAACAAGTTGTGAGGTTAACTAATGGAACAGGATGTAGATTTAAGTCATTTAGAAAATTTTATTGTAGAAGCAATTGAAACAGATACCGTTAAAGAGTATACAGTTCCTCTCAATGATGATGCCCAATTTATTAATAGTCATTATTTTGAAGAACACATCAAAAAAGCAGAAATTAAAGTCAGTGTTGTCGATCACATTATAGGTGAAGAAGGTAACATATGCGATCTTTGGGTAGTAGAATTAAAAGCAGGTGACGAACAATACTCTAAAGAAATATCACTAGGTGAAACAGCAAGTTTCTTAGTTGAACAAAAAGATATTCCAGAATCAGATGAAGGCGTAGATCCTATTGAGATGCCTGGTTATGGATTTATAGAACTTTCTATTATTGCAGATTCAAAAGACCACGCATTAACGAGTATTAAATTAGAGGTTTCATAACCCTCGAGGTATCTTATGCGATTACGTGAATTGCAAGAAGGTATGGGGGCATCAGCAGGAGGAGGCACTCCGGGAGCCGCTGGCGCAGGTGGTTCATCATTGGGTCTTCCATATCCATCAACTTACGAAGAAGAAAACGACAAGTTCAAATACCGTGGACCACAAAAAACTGTGGCTATGACAACTGAAGAAGAACAAGGAGAGTTCTTTAATGATCATCAGAAGATGCAAGAAATGATGGATGAGAAAAATTGGCCAACTGACTTGCAAATAGAAGTGTTACAGAAGTATTCTAGCAATACAAATCAAGGCGAAGACTTTATATTAGATCATAGTTATAAAGGAATTAGACGTTTAAATAACTACGGTTTACTACAGAATACAGAAAACTTACAGATATTAACAAAACTCCCACAAGATGTTATAGACAAGATCAATCAAACATGGCAAATGTCTATTCCTAAATTACAAGCAAGTTCTGTTTCTGATTTAGCATTTGAAAAATATATTAATCAATTTGGTTTTCTTACAAAACCCGCAGTTGCTATTGATGCTGACATTGTAATGGCAGAAGCAAGATGGGTTGCTAGTATTATTAAAGGTGAAAAAGCAAAAGCCTGTCATATTTTAACACCAAAAGGGCCAGGTGTCAAGTCCAATGAACTTGATCCTAGTCTGTCACCTGCTAAACAAAAAGAACTAGCATTCGTAGAAGATAAACATTGGCCTAGAAGTGAACTACCACAACTCAATATTGATGATCTTAAAGACGAAGACATTGAAGAAAAACATGTACGATTTGAAATACTGAAACCTGTACAGACTGAACGTGAAAAAGGCCTTGTAAAGAAAACATTAAAGATGCTAAAGAAAGGTAAACACAAGCCTATAGTCATTGATCAGTTAGGTTATATTGTCAATGGACATCATAGATATGATGCGTACAAAAAATTAGGTGCAACTTATGTTCCTGTCATTAAGGTAAATGCAACCATCGAAGAACTAATCGATAAATACATGTAACAGGAACAATTATAATGCTCTCAGAGAACCTTAAAATACTATTAGCAACTTCTTATGCTTTTGTCATAAAAGCACAAAACTTTCATTGGAATATCGAAGGTTCTAACTTCCCACAATATCACAAATTTTTTGATGATTTAAACAATGAAGTCTATGAAAACGCAATAGATAGAACTGCGGAATACATTCGTACACTAGAAGCATATACACCTGGTTCTATTGGACGTTATGCAGAACTGTCATTAATACCTGATCAAGTAAAAATACCTAGAGCAGAATTAATGTTTGCAGAACTATATAGAGACAACGAAATCATCCTCGAACACTTAAACACATGTTATGATTCAGCAGAAGCAGAAAAACAATATGGTATTTCTAACTTTGTTGCTGAACGTTTAGATGCACACAACAAACATCAGTGGATGATAAGAAGCACACTTAAGACTAACAGGGAGTAAACATGCTCTCTAGTCAATTTGAAAACATCATACTAGAATATAAGCAAGACATCACAATTAAAAAGATGGGTGAACCTTTGGTTGCACGATTTGCTAAAGATGTCATACGAAACCCACAGCAATTAGCACCAGAAACTAAAAAGATTGTAGATGCTCTTGGTAAAACAGAAGAAGCACTTATTCATGCTCCTAATCCAGAAGGCGCATCTCCTGCAGATTTAGCAAAGATAGAAGCAAAGAAAGAAAAGTTAAAAGAAAAATCTCTCATCTTAAAGAATCAACTTGCTGTTAAAGTCTTAAATAAACTTGAAGCGGCAGATCCTACAAATAACAAAGGATATGTACAGTGGTTAGCACGAACATATATTAACAATGATGATATGTTGGAAGATGTAGAATCTACTGTTGCTGATTACTTAGATAAGTTTCATAAATTAAAAGTTAAACGTCATTTGGCTAATGCAGACATAGGGCAATACAAAGACTTTGATACGTTTATGAATGACATGGATCAGTATCCTAATGACGTTTTAGACGATGATGAAAAATCAAAGAAAACATACAACGCAGACAAAATATATGATGAAAACGGTATCTTAATTATTCATCCAAAAGATAAAGAAGCGGCATGTCGTTACGGTCGAGGAACTCGTTGGTGTACAGCCGCAACACGTGGGTACAATCACTTTGCTTCATACAATCGTAGAGGACCTCTCTATATATTTGTTCCGCGTAAGCCAGATCATCCAGGAGAGAAATATCAATTTCACTTTGAAGACAACGTAGTTGCAGATGAATCAGATGCTTACTTAGGTCAAGATCAATTAATTCAATTAGTAACTAGATATCCTGCACTTAAAGATGCTTTCCAAGAACAAGCAGAAAAGTACGGCCTTATATATCTACAGAAACCTAAAAGAGTTATGAAAGGTTCTAACTTTGAAGTAGAAGAATATAGAAAAGATAATAAACCTATATACTTAATGAAGGGCGAAATGGATGTAGGCGGCGAGTATGGCAAACAAGACTTATACATGATATGGAAAAATGACCCTGACGACCCTGACTACAAGATCAAATCAATAGGCACTAGTCGGTATGGTGGAGACGCAGAATTAAATGTATTACAACAACATAAATTAGTTAACAAATATCCTGAACTCATCTCTAAATATGGATTAAAAACAAAACACATTGAGCAAGAACCTGGACGCAGTAAAACAAAAGCAGGAGCCGATGTAGAGATGCATGGCACTACTGCTATTTTAAAAGACAAGCAAGGACATAAAACAGCAGTCGAAATAGAAAATGTTAACTCTGCCCGCGAGGGCGGCCTTTTAATAAAAACATCAAAAACAAATCCTTTTGAGCATAATAAAAAAGATCGAAAAGAAATCAGAAATCAAATTAATCCTTATGAAGTAACACTTCAACACCCTGAACTTATTGATGTATATGCTCCTATACTAGATAAAAAAATTAAAAATGCGTTACGTCAATTCGATGGCAGTACTAAAGAGAAAAGAAAATTTAAAGAAGACTTATATCAAAAATATGCGCCTTTGACGCCTTATAAATTGTATAAAAAAGATGATGCAATAATCAAAAGTCATGTGACGCCAGAAGGAAAACCTATTTTAGATTATATCATTACAAAAGAAAACGATAAAGAAACAAATGCGATAACAGTAGTTCATCGTAATCAACGTGATGGTAATGTTGAGAAAATTGTACAAGCAGAACCTACACGAATGTATGATTTATCTGGTGATGAAGATTACAATCTAAGAACTCCAGACGGAGAAATTTATGGTAACGCAGAAACAGAACCTAAGTATCAACGTTATTATACACCGGTAAGGAGAAACTTGGAAGACCAACGTGCATTGCCTTTTTTACCTTCTGTTGCATACTTAGACAAATATCCTAGTTTAAAAGAATTATACAAAGACACTTCTTTAGCAACACCCAAAGAAAAAGAACTATCAAATGCTACTCTAAAAGATTTTGGAAAAACAAAACGTGACAAAGACTCCAGTTCATATTATAGACAAGATTGGCATGATGAGAATGCAGAGACAATGCGTAACTTTATTGTTAAACCTAAAGATGCAAAAGAAGGTGAGTCGTATGCAATTAGTTGGAGTCCAGAAGTTCCGGCACTATCACAAATATATCACTCTGCCGCTGACGGTACTCAAACAAAATTAGACAAAGCAGAAACTAAAAGACATGTTCTAAAAAGTTTTCCTGAAATTAGAGAAATGCAAGTAAAAGACTGGGACAAATTTATTAAAGATAATCCTGAGTATCAACCAAATCAACACGGCGAAGGTTCTCGTTACAATGACGATATGTTACAAGATTGGTCGTTTACTCCCACAGAAGTCGAAGATAATGATCGTGTAATAGTATCACAGTACGGACCTAAACAGGGAGATCCTTTCCAACTACCTAGTTTTGAAGTTTTCCCTAAACAAGAGAATCCTTTCGGTAAAGTAGGAGATACATTCTTTGTTTACTTAAGTTTAAAAGATTATCGTGGTAAAACAGGAAAAATTAGTGACATTCGTATAGAACGAGTAGGAAAAAACACACATCATCAAGTACCTATTGATCAGTATGGTAGACAACAAAAACCAGACGACACAAATTTTAAACCTGCAGGACAAGAACTCGTAGAAAACAGAACTTCTTTAGATTCCAAAGAAATTATTGATTTTTTCAGATACTATCCTGAGTTAAGAAACATGATTAAAGATGAAAACATTCATCCTAAAGTTCCGCATCCAGCACTCGCACAGAAGCCAGAAGAAAGTGATGAAAACACTCAACAAATGGACGGGTTTAAATTAGAAAAACAAGTAACAAATAATCCTAACTTAGACAAATACTTTATTGTACCAGATGAAGAAAGATATCCCGGTGAGTATTTTACTATGTTTGAGTATCATCCTTTAAAAACAGATCCACTTGGAAAAGCAAACAATCTTTTTACAGATTATGGAAGACCTGTTGCATTTGACAACAGAGGAGTCATTCAATTAGGTCAAGGTGAACAGTCATCTAATAGATATCATAATGTCAACGATGCGATGGCAGACTTTGTAGAATCTGCTAGGGGAGGAGAAGGAAGTATCACACCTAACACACCACTCTACAATGAAATCATGGAACGTTTCCCTGAGTTAGCAAATTATGTTGCTGAAAAAAGTAAAGAAATCGGCGATGTTAGGACACAAAATTTAACAGAAGAAGATGTAGTTGAATTAGGACAAAATAGAGTCTACACATTTAAAAATAGTGACGGTAGTGATTGTTATTATATTACTCCAATTGGAAACGAAGTTAGAAGAACTAACGGTGAGATCAGTGATAGAACTTTATCTGACGATAGTGAAAGAGGACGAGAGCAATATCAACGAACTGCTCATAGTAGCCCAAGAAGAATAGGAAGACATGAAGAAGATTGGGAAGACGATGATCACTGGAACTCTGGTGAGTCATATGTGATTAACTTTGAAAGCACAGAAAATAATCCATTCTTAGTAGTTCCTTTGTACACTGATCCTTTTAAAGGTGTCGCAGAATTACAAGTAAATGCAATTGAATTCAATGAAAAGAACGAGAGATATAGTTCTAGTGAGACTCCAAAAAATAAACAACATATAGTTAGTATGTTAAGTGCTGTACCTGACTCAGACCCAGATTCACCCGGATCAACTCAGTTTAATTCTAATAACTATCTTACAAGAGTTAAACAAAATCCAGAATTATTAGCATGGCTAGAACAAAAAGCAGAAGAAGCAAACGCAAAGACTAACGGTGTTGGAGCATTTATTAATTTCTTACCTATAACAACTGACCAAATGACAGACTCAGCAAGAGATGTACCAAAAGCAAATGGTGTAGATGTAGTAGGTATAGCAAAGATAGGTATTTCAAACCCTTTATATATTTGGCAAGGAAGACGAGATGCCCACAGAGAAATAGAAAGAAGATTGGGTACAGGAAAAGAAGATCGTAGTTACTATTCATCTGATAAAGAAGATGAAGAATCTGCTCCTTATGAAACATGGGCTAATGAATTTGCCAGAGAGAAAAAATTAAGTCCATTTGTATCGATTGCTCCCGCAGCCGGAAGATTTCTACATGATCAAGTAACAGAAGGTAATGTTGCTATGAAGCCTGAATCAGGTGGTAAGTTTATAGATTATACTAAAAGCAGTTATCGCCGGGATGGTATTCAGTTAAGTCAAATTCCAGATTCTAAATGGATTACGATAGGCTCTCAATTAGCAAACGTAGAAAAGATAGCAAAACCCAAAGAATTAAAACAAATGGGTGCAGTTCCTACACAGACGTGGTCACCTAGAGCAGTATCTCAATTACCTAAACCTAAAGTAACAAACAAAGGCAAACCATGGATTCATAGTATCAAAGAGTATAAGTTTCCTGATGGTATAGGTATTGATTCAAGTGGGTACGGCAACAGATATCCACAAAGAATTTTAGGTCCGGGAACAGGATATGAAATCACACTAAATCCTATCAGTGATGAAAATTATAAAAAACGAAGGGACGGGAAAATAGTAACAGTCGCAAGTCCATGGCGTACTATGCTAAATGCTACTTCAGATTTAGATTTACCATGGGACTTTACTCATAGTGTTTTAGATTATTCAAGAGGAGAACATCAAAAGTACAACAAGTTCTTTGTTTACTTTGCTAATAATCGTGTTGCTTATCTATTACACAGTCATTATAATGATTGGAAGAAATTTAACTTATCACAAGATCAAAAGAAAAACTTATTCTTTAATCCTGACTCAGGAATTTTCCCTGAACTAAAACCTCTATTCGATCAATACTCAAAATCAAATAAATGGTTGCGTGAACATGAAATACATGCTATAATGTCTAAGATACTATTTGAAAGCCTAGGAGATCAAGCATACTATGCACAACAGAAGCAACGAGCAAGACCAAACTATGGTAAACTTGTATTCTTAAATAACATACGATTGACAGGAAGTTATAGTAACGAACAATTAAAAGCAATGGGCTTCTTTATGAAGAACGGCTCTTGGGCAATACAAAAGCCTAAGTATGACAGACTTGTCAGTGACGGTAAGTTAAAAGAAATGATTAACAGACCATTAAAGACTGGTACAAATAGAATACCTAAAGTAGGTAAAAAGAAAGTACAAGAAAACGTTTGGGCATTTGATGCAGAAAAAGCATTAGAGTTATTGAAAGAACCTTTACTAAGAGGTGGAGATAATGATGATGTTGATTTAAGTTGTGAAGTGTGTCAAGGACATGGTTGTGGGCCAGGATACGACATCAAAGATGACTTGAGACGTTGGAAAGAAATGCTTATTCCAGATGCTGATTCAAAACCTGAACATCTTACAAACGAATACATTGAAGCAAGAGTAAAGAAACTAGAAGCACTTGTCAATAAGTATCCAAACGGAATACCTGACAACATAGATTGCACTGCTGGCATGTCTAATATGAAACACAGAGAATACGAAAAGATTAAAAGACATGATGCAGAAGATGTATTATATGATGTTATCGGTGACGATGGGTTATTTGATGATATGTCTGAATTAGATGAAGAAGATGATGTTAGACCACTAATAATGAATTGGCTTAATCCAGACTGGAGAGCAAAACAAAGACCAGGGTTACCTGAATATCCACTAGTAGCAGATGTTGACTTTGCAGACCTATACAAAAGAGCAAGAAAAATTTATAACCCTTTACGTGTAGTTAAAGAAGGTAAGAAGTTACCTAGAACTAGTGAGTTCTTACATGTAAAAGAATTAGAAGACATTAAACGATTGTCTGGCGTGTATGAACGTTATCAGATACCAGTGTGCATCAATGGGTTCAAACATATCACGTACTGCAAGTGAGATTGCAAAAATAATGAAAGAGAAAAACATTGAACCTGGAACGCCTGAATGGTTTCAACTGTGGTTTTCAAAACCGTACTTAACAGGCGAAAAGCCAACTGGAGAGAAATAATGAAAGAAGTAAATTATGATGAGTTAAATCGTATCAGAGAATTATCAGGTACGTTGCATGAGTCATGGGAAGAAAAGATGAAAGATCGCCCTATGCCATTTGATGCACAAATATTAGATGACGAGCCTGCAACTGTAGTTAACCCTATCAGCGGCGCTAGTATCAAACTTGAATCCACAAGAAATTGCAGTATATGATGTTATCATGGGTGCTAACTTAACACAGCAATGGGACTTAGTAAGAAAAGGTTCTGACTGGTTTAGAAAATATAATCCAGAAGCATACATGGTGTTGATAGACTAATGAGAGCCGTCGAATTTTTAACAGAAGTAAAACGTGACACTCACTGTTCACCCAAGTGTTGTGGAGCAGATGTGTTGGCAAAAGATTGCGGTTGTGCTCCAGACTGTGCCCACTGTAATTGCAATGCTAAGTTAGATGAAGCAGATGTAGAATATAGTTCTACAAAGCAAGGGAAACGTATGCATAAGATAGGTGATGTATATGGTAAAAAAAATACTGACTTGCCCACTGCTAAATATAAAGATAATAGAAACAATAAACAAAAGGGGATATTTAAATGAAGAAATACGTATTTGGGGCAATTGCATTAGTAGTAATGTTACTTGCATTTGCAGGTTGTCAAACACAAGTTGGTAGTGATCCAGTCACGTTAGCATTACAAGTTACTAACAAAGGAGATCAATCATTCCAATGTAAGCAAACTTGGGGTGTCGATAAAAAAGATGTTACTACTGATGTTGCTGTAGGACAAACTGTAAACTTAAACTGTAAACTTACAGTCTAATACACATTCACCATCAGGTTCAGTACTTACATGTTACATTACTCCGCCGACATCAGTAAAAGACCCTAATCCAGGTAACGGTAACTTTCAAATGAGTTATGGATACTGGAGTGGTTCAGCACACGTAACCTGTGATAACGATTGTAACAAAGGTTATCCTACTGCAACTGTTCATTACACAGGTAATAATTGGAAATATACAGCAACTTTTTCTAAACCACAATCAGAACCTTATAACTCTGTCGTAATCACTACTGGAAATTTAGACTAATGAAATCTAGGGACTTCAGAAAACTGAACGAGAGCATTGATTTTTCAGTGACGAAGTCCTATGTTGATGATAGAGGCCAAACTATACATGATATGAGTCACTTTGGTGAACGCAAAGATGTAGATTGTTGGGTTTGTGATGGCACAGGTAAAGACAAATATTATGATGAAGCAATCTGTGATTACTGTGAAGGTAAAGGACAAAGACTTGAGTTTGTAAGTGATGCTCCTGAAATGAATGTGAGTAACAGTAACGGCTTTAAAATCATAGATATGTTAGGTCTTGAGAAAGACTATTCAGGGCATCATGCGTAGATTGATACAATTAAAAAATGCAGACACATCACAATATACTGAACCAGGATCTCTTACAGGTGGTAAAATAGGTACATACAAAGACCGAGACGGTATGGATAGAATAGGAAGAACGAGTCCAATGATGTATAATATGGGAGTATCAGATAATCAAATATCTGGTTACATTGATCAATTAATAAAGATAGTCAAGTTTGCACAAGAGAATGATGCAGACTTCGGCTGGGGATAAAAATGGCTAGATCAGCAACATTCAAAACTGTGCATAGAGCAATCGTTAAAACTACTTCTCAAGGACAAGGTGGTAGAGGTAGAAGTGTAAAGATTGCTATGTCCACAATGAATAAACATAAGAAACGATCACATAAAAAATATCGAGGTCAAGGCCGATAAGGTTATGATTTCTCCAACAGAACCGCGTTGTGGTGATTGTACAATGTGTTGTCAAACTGTAGGGTTTACAGGTGATTGGAAAATTACAGATATATACAACGAAGCAGAAGCATTTGACATTGATTTCGGTCCTTGGAGTACCTGTAATAAATTATGTGATACAGGTTGTTCTATACAATCAAACAAACCCAAAGTTTGCACAGAATTCTATTGTCAGTATATAGAATTAAATCTATCAGAAAAACATTTTCCTAAGAATACAGGATTCGTTACTGTTAAAGACGACCAGGGTCATATTTTTATACATTCTGTAGACAAAACGTTGCCCCCGGATATTCAATACAATAATAACAAACAATTAATTAATGATATGCTAGATGAAATATCATCAGAATTAAAACAAGACTATCTATATGCTACGTTACGTACTAAACAAGGAAACAAAAGAATAAGATGAGATTTTTTATATGCAAAGATAAATCTAAATTCACTAAAGACTGGAATGTTGAAAAGTTTGGTGATTGGTATTTTATGCGTGAAGATGATGTTGAGTTATTTGAAGGCAAAGATTATATTATATTATGGTGTGGTTACCTAATTGAAGGTGACATGCGAAATGTTTTAAAAAACTTCAGTTTTAGAAATGCAAACGGAAACTTTTTTGCTATCAAACTAACTAAGACAGACTATCAAATAGAATTAGATTACTTTCAAAATCATAAACTATTTGTTGGAGACAAGTATGGCATTGAAATTACTAACTATATGCCATACATGACAATTAAAAAAGAAGATATAGTTAGAAAACATGTCGTGCCTGATGAACATGAACGTGAACATACTCCTGCTGAAAAAACAACTTACTATGATAGAATCTTTATCTATGATCCTAAATATGATTATATAGGAGATGCTAAAAAAGCATTTGCACAAAACTTTTGGCATGATCAAAACGAATTGACAGAACACATACACAAGTGTATGAAACAACACTCAGAAATAATCAAAGCAAAATACCCAAAGAGAATGTGTGCATTAAGTGAGGGTATAGATTCTTGTTTACAAGGTCAATTTTTTAGAGAAGATAAACAGTTATTATATATTTTAAATCCTTGTGATTCAGGAGAGAATCATAAAAAGTATATAGAGTATACTGCATCACAGTTTCCTGATACACATATTTTAACATTTGAAGCAAAAGATAATAGACAACACTGTATAGATAATTTAATAGATTCTTCTTGTCGTTGGCAATCAATGATGCCCACACTAAAACAAGTAAAGATGCAAGATGAAAAACCAGACATGCTTATGTATGGTGGAAACGGAAACGAAATGTTTTGTAGAGATTTAATTCCTCATATGCTTTACTTATGTTTAAAGTATTATGAAAGAGATACAGAAAAGATGAAAGAAAATCTTTTAAAAGACATATCAGGAAAACACAATCTATATGGATCGATGTATTCAATGCCTGCAGAAGAACTTGGTGGCGGTGCAGATGCCAATATGATACTAACACATCACGGCTTTTCTGCTCTTGTTAATAAATTTATGGGAAATATGTTTGGTAATGAAGCAAACCGAATGCATTACTTACAGAAAAAATCTTACGAAGAATTTGAACATGTATTGATGAATCTTACAACACCTAAATTATATACACGTGTCATTGCAGGTAATTTAAATATAATGTCTTCATCGTTATATAGTGATCGTAGAATCTTTTATGAGTTTTTAAAATCAGAAGATCGTTGGTTATCAGGCAATGCTATGGATGCACCTATCCAAAGAGCATTGCTAGATAAATACAACTACAAGTTCATTACGCCACGTAATGATATAGTAGGCGCTCCGTATGAAGAATTATACTCTACATCATATGAAGCAACTATTGACCATGATTTAGAGCAAAACTTATGAGAGCAAGAGAATTTTTAAGTGAGATGGGCTTTGCAGGGATACCTGATTACAAAACTATGCCTGCTTATAAACTTAAAAAAGCATCTAAAGGCAAACACAAATTCTTTTTGCCTACAGACACTCCTGTTCCTGCAGGTGTATCAGCATTAGATGAATATAACTTAGACAATGAAAAAGGTCTAGGTGTTGTTCCTAATAACTCAGGCGGCAATCCAGATTATTTCGGTATTCGTGTTATGATGAAGCCCTCTACGTTTCATAAGTTAGCATTACATTTGCCAAAAGACATGCGTAGTACACAATACCAAGACTTAGTTGACAAAGTTGCTAAGGGAGTTCCTATAGCAAGTCCTTTCTTATCTATAAAAATACCCGATGAGTGGGAAGATGGTGATATATCACAGCCTGCGAAGGTCACAGGGCATGAAGGTAGACATAGAATGTATGCAGTCGATGAAGTTGACGGAGACGTTCCAGTTGAAGTACATATATGGGGAAGATTTGCATCTAGTGAAATGCGTAGACGCCATCTCAACGATGAAATGGTACAAGAAATAATAAACGGACTCATTGATGAAACGGGAAACAATTACGTTCCTAACATCGGCACATTAAAAGATTAACATGTCTAAAGGGCACATGATTATGCTGGGTGGTCTAATGGAAATGTGGACTAACGGCGACAATCCAACATTACAAGGCCCCAATTCTAAAGTTTCAAAACTGTTTTGGCCTAGTGTCAAACGATCTGCCGGCGGGCATCGCATCGCAACATATTTAAGAGAAGAAGGTTACGATGTAGAAGTTTTAGATTTCTGGCCTGCTTGGACTCGTTTAGAATTACTACAATTCTTCCAACAACGTGTAAGAGAAGATACTTTAGTAGTAGGTATTTCTATTATGTTTCCTTTTGGAAACATGTTAGGACACAATGAGTCTCGTCAAAAAGTAACTGAGATGTTAGAAACAATAGATTACTTAAGAGACATCTATCCTCAAATTAAATTTATCGGAGGAGCCCAAAACTTATCTGCACTTTTAGGATATAATTTAGATTATTACATAACAGGGTATGCAGAGTATGCTGTTGTTGAATTATTTAAGTATTTCAAACGTGAATTTAATACTTTAAGAATAAGAGAAGAAGTACTTAATGGTAAACATATAAAGATAATAGATTGCCAAAAAGATTATCCGGCATTTCCGATGCCGAATGCTAGTGTCAAATATGAAGAAAGAGATTATATACAACCACAAGAAGTATTGACATTAGAATTAGCACGTGGTTGTAAATTCAAGTGTAAGTTCTGTAGTTTTCCTATATTAGGGGTCAAAGGAGACTATTCACGTTGCGGAGAAAGTCTTAAAGAAGAACTACTAGACAATTACAATCGTTGGGGAGTTACAAACTACACAGTAAGTGACGAAACAGTTAATGATAATCCAGATAAATTAGCCAAACATGCTAAAGTGATTAGAGACTTACCTTTTCAACCTCACTTAGCAGGCTATGTAAGAGCAGATTTACTAGTAAACAAACCTGAAACATGGCAAGACATTTATGATATTGGATTACGATCACATTTTTATGGTCTTGAAACATTTAATCAGGAAGCAGGAAAACAAATAGGTAAAGGTATAAACCCTGATAAGTTAAAGAAAGGATTACTTGAAGTGCAAGATTGGTTTACAGACAAAGAAGCAGGAAGAGGAGATTATCATTGTGAGATAGCAATGATGTTAGGACTGCCCGGAGAAACAAAAGAAACATTCTTAGATGGATTAGATTGGATCAACAATAATCTTCCTGGATACCCAACTTGGACTACAACTTTATATATAGCCGGATCTGATCAAGTATCTGTATTAGATAATCCGTCTGAGTTTGATCGTTCATGGCAAGAAGAAGGTATCTTTAGAGAAATGTCAATACTAGAACTTAATGACTTGTGGTTAAAAGATCCTATCGATTCTGATTATGTAAAAACACAATTGTTTCATAGAGATCAATTAAAGTGGGCACATGATACAATGAACATTTACGAAGCATACAAGATACTTACCGAAGTTATTAATAATCCTAACTCAGTAAGAAATAAAAAAGTAAAAGGCCCAGACATATTTTTCTATCACAGATATCTTACTGTTAATAAATACAATATAGACGATATCTATCAAAAACATTTTGGAGAAGATGGTTTTGAATCGATTTCTGATGATGATTTAGATGATCATATGTCGTTCATTCATCAGTATATTGATAAAAAATTAGGTACAAAAAAGAAAAGAAAAAAGAAGGTTAAACGTATACATGGATATGAACCTAATCTACTGCCTTAGAGATAAATACTAGTATGGACAAATATAAATTAACTGCAGGACTAAACTATTTGAAAGAAAACTCATACAAAGGTGACGGTTCACCTGGTATGGTGATGGGTATTGCAAGTGATGCTCGTAGTGATACTAACACATATGAAGGTAAGGGCGTTAATAGAGGCCCTACAACTAATAGTAAGCATAGTACTGAAAGAGAATTAAAAAAGTACGATCCAGCACATGGTCATACAAAACCAGTAGGGGGCAATCCTCAAGTATGTCCTAATTGTAAGGGAGAAGGCTGTGAGCCTTGTGGGAACACAGGAGAAGTCATCAGCAAAAAACGTAATGATCCTAAAGTCGATGAAGGCTTCCCAGACTATAAGATGATGACTCGTGGTTATGACCATAACGATAAGACTTGTCCTGTATGTAAGGGCAGTGGTAATGAAAAATCATACGATGGGTTGAATAACAAACCGGGACACGTTTACATTCAAAAGCCAAAACCAAAATGTCCAAGATGTAACGGCACAGGTAAGAAGATCGAAGAAGGCGCTATTAGTAGACAACGTGATGAACTTATAGATGAATTACAATCTTGGACTCAATCCAGAGATATTAACGAATTTGAAGACTGGAATGCATATTTAGAAGACTTACGTAACCAAGTACCTAGTAGTTATTATGGTGATACTGCAAAAATGTTAGAAAAAGTTGTTTGGGGTATTGATGATGGAGTATTTGATTTTATCATTGCTAATAGAGATCCAGATGACGGTGATGTATTTGAAGACATTATGAGACTTGCTGGTGTCAAAGAAGCATTTGCTTGGGATAGTATCGAAGAAGCAAAACGTAAGCCAAGACATGATGACGATGATGAAGAAGACGAAGAAGAACCAGAAGATCCTGAAAAAGATAAAGTACAACACATCTTAATGCAATTAAGAAAAGCACAAGATGTAGACGGCGATCATCCAATTAAATTTTTAGATGGTACAAAAGTTAAACTACCATTGAACGACATTAATAAGTTTATGCAAATGTACATGAATGTCAAGCCACAAGATAGAGAAAGATTACAACAAGTGGCTATTATGAGCAAAGATAAGTTTTATAAACTCTTAACATTCTTTAAACCTAAACACGGTAAGATGGAAAAAAGTATTTACGAAGATGGCATACCATTCAATACATGTCCTAAATGCTTAAATGAAATTTATTCACTAGAAGAAGCAAAAAAGAAAGGGAAGAAAGACGCCTGTTATCACAAAGTCAAGTCCAGATATAAAATATGGCCTAGTGCATATGCATCTGGTGCTTTAGTTAAGTGTCGTAAAGTCGGCGCTAGTAACTGGGGCAACTCCTCCAAAAAGAAAAAGTCTAAAAAGAAATAATGAATCCTAATCATGGTCGACTCTCTGCGGCCGGGTTTATCGATGTCGGCATATACGGGCATCCGTTAGGCGCATGTTCACGTGTAGGCAATGATGCTTTAGTGTGGATACCTAAAAATGCTTCTGGTACATTAAGAACTCTATTTGGTGAAGTTCAACATAGTATTTTTGATTTTGATGTAGAGACCTATTATGTTTTTTTAAGAGATCCTATAGAACGTTGGAAAAGCGGCTTAATAGAATATATTTGTCGCCACATAGATCCAAAGAATCACAGGGGCTGGATTTTAAATAATTTAAGTAAAATACAATTCGATGAGCATACTGTGCCTCAAGCAAGATTTTTAAATTTTACAGGCAGAATAAATTATTTTGATATAAGCAGAAATGATTGGATCGAGGAACTTATTAGAACATTAAATGATAAACATGAAGCAGTTCTGCCTGAAAATCACCATTTGACTCTAAATATGAATTCATATAAAGGCGATAAATACAAAGTAGAGTTACGTAAAGTTATCGATGATTTAACATCACCAGCACTTTTAGAAAAAGTACATCACTTTTACAGAGCAGATATTGAATTGTATGGAAAAATAAAAAATGTTAATTAACGAAATAATAACAGAAGATTTACGAGCCTGGTTTGGCAAAGGCAAGAAAGGTGGTGCTGGAGGCGGAGGCTGGGACCGTTATAATACTAAAGGCGAACGTGTAGGTAAATGCGGTGATGGTAAAGGTAAAGGCAAACCTAAGTGTTTATCTAAAAGTAAAGCCGCAAGTCTGCGTTCATCTGGTGGAAAGAAAGCAATTGGAAACGCAGTTAAAAGAAAGAAAAAGAATGACCCTAATAAGAATCGTAAGGGTAAAGCAAAAAACGTAAACAACAAGCCGAAGAAATAAAATGAGAGCATCTGAAGTTGTCAAGCCATATCATCTTTATGCCGCAACTGTGTTTGTTCAACAGCCGGGTTACACAGGCAACATGGACTTCACTGTCTCTGCTCAAACTCACTTTGAAGCAAGACAATTAATGAAAAAGATGTATAATATTCCTGACTACAGAATAGGAAGTTTACGTTTAGTTAAACGAGGTTAAGCAGGTTTACTGTAAACAAAATACTTTCTATCATTAGCATCTTGTTTGAACGTTTCTAGTTCTAAACCAAACTCTTTAGCAAAGTTGTGAGCAACTTCAAAACTCCACTCAAATACTTCTACCCAGGGCCCGTTCTTATGTTGAATACCGGGATTGACTCTAAAGAACATCTTACCACCTTTAGCAAGTAACTTATTACAGTTTGCTAATCTTACTCTGATATCTTCAATACTATTAAAGTTAATAGATCCCAATGCAATTATTGCATCAAAGTGTTCATCAACGTTTGCATATTCTAAGACATCAACTTGATAATCTGACATGTTATTATAAGGATCGATGCCGATCAAATTTGGAATACGTTCTTTAAACTGATTGTAGCCACAACCTACGTCTAATACTGCTTTAGGATTAAGTTTTTTAACTTCATCAACTAACTGCCAGCCTGTGTAACTGTACATTTCTGTTTGTGGTTTCCAAATCTCACCAAAGAACATGTTAGAGTATTTGATATCTAGTTGATCGACAACAGATTCAATCGTGCCTTCCCATCTAATCTTTGCATCTAAGTCCATTGTTTCTAAAATATCTTCTTTAAACTTATCAAACTTGACTGGAGTAATAGCCATTTCTTCAAACGTAGTTTGCTCATTGAGATTCGTTCTGATATGATCATATTTAGGTAAGTTAAGTGCCTCATCTAAATTTTCCATAACCAAGTTAAAAATTTTACTATTCATTGATTTTTTCTGCCCTTCTTGTAAATTGTATAAATATATTTATAATTTTTATGAAGTGCGTATATTTTTCTCACTCCCAATGATAAATACTATTAGTGAGTAAAATCACTACTGATATCAGAACAACTTAATTAAGGAGAGTAATATGAAATCAAATAAAGAATTTGTTGCTAGTATTGTCGAAGGCAATCAAGCATTATTCAAAGCAAGCCAACTTAACGTTGCAGAGTATTTCGATAACATGCCTGACGAGGATGCGTTAGTAGAACACTTTGTCGGACGTATGGTTAACGAAAGAATGAACATGGTAGAGATCAGCAATAATATTGCATCTATGCCTGCTGACGCAGATCCTGTTGAACTTCAAAACTTAACTAAACAAGCAAATGACGAAGCCGTTCATTTCCGTTTAGTAAAAGAAGTTATTGAACACATCAAAGGTGAAGAGATTGACGTTGCAGAAGCAATCGCCGCTGAAGAAGCAAAGCCTACTGCTAAAGGTGCAAGCCTTTTAGAAAAGTATGATGCTGATTCTGATCCAGCCGCACTTGCCGCTTATCAGTTAGTTTCGTGCAGAAGCAGTTTGGAACACAATGGCAGATGTCATCGAAGATGAGTTCATCTCAACACGTTATGCAAAAATTGCTAAAGACGAAGGTTTCCACAGCACAATCGGTGCAATGAAACTTGAAACTCTAGTTGGTGATGCAGAAACTCAAGCACGTATTGAAGCACTTGTTGCTGACATGCGTAAAGACTTGTATGAAATTTCATGCAAAAACACTAGCCATAATGCAGAAGGACAGAAAATAGTATCAGAAGCATACGGTTGGTAAGTAGAAGTATGTAGTGAATATCGGTCTATCACAGAGGATATTACATTATAACAACGTGGCGTATGATTGCTTAGAACACGGTTGGTACAACCTACTAAGTGGTCATACGTTTTTTTATATCCCTAACATAATAGAACAAGACTATAAAGAATTAGTTAGAGATTTAGACTTAGTAATCTTAACAGGTGGAGACGCAAGTCCTCAAAGAATACTAGTCGAAACAAAAGTATTAACGCAATGTTACATACAAGACAAACCTGTACTAGGAGTTTGTCACGGTGCATTTCTTATTAACTACTCACGGAATTATTTTAGAAGATGAGAAGTACGAAGTAAATAGTTTTCACATGAATCAGTTAAAGGAAGTTGGAGCAGATTTAAATGCTATTGCACATGCAGATGATGGAAGTATCGAAGCATTTAGACACAAAAACAGAAAACTTTGGGGACTAGTTTGGCACCCTGAAAGAATGCAAGATCCTGTTTTGCCTGATGACCTTAGGAGTTTTATACTATGAGAGTATTAATATTTGGTTTACCCGGCAGTGGTAAAACATACTTAGCGGAACGACTAGTTGAATATCTAGGGGACAATGTTGCCTGGTTCAACGCAGATAAAGTCAGAGAAGAAGCAGACGATTGGGACTTCTCTGAAGAAGGTAGATTAAGACAGAATCAACGCATGATTGATCTGTGTACGAAAGCAGAAGACGATGGTAAAATAGCAATAGCAGATTTCGTTGCTCCACTTAAAGAAGCAAGAAATAAATTTTTTGCAGACTACGAAATATTTGTAGACACTATAAAAGAAAGTGAATACGAAGACACTAATAATATATTTCAAAGACCCTGTGCTACAGACTACAATATACATGAAAAACGAGGTGATGTAGATGCAAAAATTATTGCATATGAAATAGGGCAAAGATTTATATGGGATAATACTGCACCTACAACACAAATGCTAGGTAGATGGCAACCATGGCACGGTGGACATCAAGCATTGTTTGACAGAGCAATAACAAAACACGGGCAAGTTTTTTTAATGGTAAGAGATATGCCCATAGATATCAATAATCCTTTTCCAGCATATGAAGTTGCAGAGAATTTACAACAAGTTCTATACAGATATGCAGGTAAAGTAAAAATATCAGTTGTACCTAACTTATTAAACATTACTTATGGCAGAGATGTAGGTTATAAGATTGAACAAGAAACGTTTGAACGTGAAATACATGACATAAGTGCAACTAGAATACGTGAACAAATGAGAAAAGAAGGGGTATTAGAATGAAAGGAATGGTAAATGTTTTTGGAACATTAGATATAAAAGATCGTTACAATATGTCGATCATTAAATTAGAAGCCAATGAAGTTAAAACTTACGAGCCAATTGGCATGGCATATGTTATGTTGAGAAATGCTAGTTTTGAAAGCAATAACATTACATTAACAAAGAAAAATGCATGTGTCAATACAGGAGACAACTTTACAGTATCTTGTAGTGAAGATAGTTCTGCTTGTATCGTTGAATTTCCAGGACTTAGTTTATTAGAAAGTCGTATCTATATACAAGAATGCTTAGACATAGGCAACTTAAGTTATATGGATGGCGGAACAAATACTACAGCAATCAATCCAGGTAGATTAGGTGATCCTGTTATTAACTATGTGCATTTTCCTGCAGGCATGTATCAGACATTACACACGCATCCTTCTCACAGAGTTGGATTAGTAGTCAAAGGTAACGGTAAGATAGAATTAGACAATAAAGAATTCTATGATGTCAATGAAGGTGAAGTATTTTTCATGCGAAGAAATTGTCTGCATAACTTTATCTGTGACAAAGGTGAAGATGTGATTGTATTTGTATGGGCACCGGACAGTGGTACAGGCCCTACAGATGAAGTTAACCCATTAAAGATTAGAACATATGTCGGACAGCAAAGATATCACAAATAAGAAAATCTTAATCATTACAGGTCCACAAGGATCTGGCAATCATTTATTCAGTAGACTGTTTAGTCTACATGATAAAGTAGGTGGTTGGAAAGAATTAAATGACAAGTACTGGGTACCTAGTGATGAAGAAACATTTGCTGAGTATTGGGTTTATCCAGAACGTTTAAAAGACTTTGACTTTAGTGAACATGATTACTGGGTAGCAAATGTCAGTTGTCCATTTATGTATGACGGCACACGTTACGTACCTAAGATAAAAGAGTTTGCAGACGAATGTATCAGATTAGGTATTGATGTTACGATAGGTATAATCGTAAGAGATAAAAATATAAATGTAGAACAACAGAAAAGAGTTAGGAAAGAAATAACACTTCCAATAGCACTTGACTATTACTATACAAATCTGTTAGACTATAATGTGCATTTCTTAGACCATGAAGCATTCTTTTTACATAAGGCTTATTATCTAAGATATGTAAGTAAAGTTTTAGACTTTCCAGTTGCATATGACAATCCAGATATAATGAAATTTATTTTGGAAGATGCTAATCATAAGTATGTCAAATATGTAGACGAGCATTGGCTTGACAAAGAAGTGTGGGACGGTATTAGAACTAAAGAGGAAAGAAACGTATGAAGTATATATTTGTAGCAGGCGCACCCGGATCTAAATGGAGTAGTGTATGTAAAAACATTTACTACAGTGATTCTATAGATCAAAGTGATGCTAGTGAAAATAGAGAGTATTGGCATGATGCAAGTGGACAACTCGACTTGATGCATATTGGTGCATACTTTGATCCAGGTATGGAGTTCGGAGAATTCTTCGGCGATATCAACAAGTATACAAAAGAAGAATGTGAAGCAGAGTTTGATAGACCTTTTTCAGGCGAAGGTGTGCGTATTATTAAAAGTCATGTGTTCGCACATCACATAGACTTTCTAAAAGATAACTGGCCAGACTGTCCTATCATTTTAGTTCACAGAGATAATGATGCATGTTTGGGTTGGTGGGTAAGATGCGGACACTTTGATATTACATATCCTTTATATCATAAATATTATGTGAACTTAAGAGAAATGAGTAAGATTGTAGACGATCAAAATAGAGATATCGTCAATGCATGGAAAAGATATGGTGGCATTAGTCCTAAAGATAATAGAGATTTATCAGATATATTAAAAATCAACAGACCGCCAGAAGAATACGAACAAGACTACAACCTAAAAGATATCGGAGTAAAGGTAATATGACACAAAGCAGTTGGGAACAATTAAAACAAAGAAGCAGTTATCACTTTGACCCTGATTTGATGCATCCTTTATATGATACAGTAGATAGAGTAGGCGTAATTGATTTGAGTAGTATCACACAAGAAGAATTAGACAACGTTGTAGCAGAGTCTAAAGAAGCAACGTGGCGTACGAGAGGCAATCCTAAAAAAGAATCTAAAGTCAGAGGAGAAGATGAATTTAAAACTGAAGACTATGACTTAGAAAAGACAGGTTATGGTATCGACTATGTTGTCAGTAATCTTAATTGGGAAGTACCACCAAGCATACAAGCAATTGCAGATCAGTTTGGTTTAGATGATATGATGACTAGAATTCATGTACAGAATCCAGGTCAAGTATGGAACTTGCATATGGATAAATTAGAAAAATGGAACTTTGAAGATCCAAGTACTGTGGAAAGATATATGATTCAATTATCTGATTGGAGACCCGGACAATGGTTTAGTTATGGTAACTATACTTTTGAACATTGGAAAGCAGGAGATGTAACTACGTTTAGATGGCAAGACGTGCCCCACTCTACAGCAAACGCAGGTCATCACCCTCGTATAACTTTACAAGTTACTGGTGTTCGGACTGAAAAATCTAAAGAGTTTATACGATTGTTACGAAAGGGAGAGTTATAACTCTCTTTTGTTGACATCCTTGCAGATTTCTTTTGCAAGATCACTACCAGTTGTAACAAACAAAAACGGAAAGAACGCATGTATGATAACAGCAAAGCCTGTTAATAGCATACTTACACCATAGTACAATGCACAACTTAAATGTTCCGTGTATGTTTCACCCAAAGAGTGCGGATGTTCTGTAAATTTGTTTCGGAGTTTATTGAAAAATGTGATGATTTTGCTCACCGTATATTTTGATATACTTACCAGCAATTTCATCTGCTTCCATCTCAATAGGAGAACCAGGATAACTTGAACCAGGTGTTATCTCACCTTTTTCTCCTTGTCGAATATGAACAAGTTCATGGAATACTGTTCTAAGAATATCAACTAAGTTTCTGTTGCCATAGACCCAAATTTCATCTGATCCTAATTCGTGTCTACCTGTATGATGCCCGTCTTGTGCTTCTTCAGTATCGTAACTTAACTTTACTTTAGGCATATCTTTAACTTTTAAAACATCTCCCATCCAATGTGCCGCTTTTGTTACTTCATCTTCAATGTTTAAACCATCAGTAAACATTTGATCAGATGCAGTTAATTCTTCTCTTGCTTTGTGTGCTTGTTTGGCAGCCTGCTTGGCGCTACGATAAATTTTACCTTTTTCGTCTACGTTATATTGATCACTCTTAATCTTGGGAAGTCTATTTTCCAAGTCTTTAAGCGGTGTTTCGTTAATAAATTGATGGGCTCTCATACTATTATTTATCAAAAATTGACTTTGGGAAATGTTTTGCTTGACTCTAATCGCATTAAATATTACAATAGAACACATGATATTACCTGAAGTAGAAAAAGCACTACATATCATTTGGGAACTAGAGTATGAAATGTTGAATGAAAGAAACTGTGGTTACACGGGTTCAGACATGAAAAAGAAACTCTGGGAAATCAAAATGAGAGTAGATAAAGCAATTGCCAAGGCTCCAGTCTATCATGGTGACCCGAATTACGAACAAGAATATCTTGTAGCAAAAATTAAAGGCGAAGTATGAAGTTAGGCATAATCGGTAAAGGGTTTGTTGGCTCAGCAGTCAGCAATGGCTTTACTAACGATACAGAACAATTTATTGTTGACCCTACAATCAACTCGCATACAATCAAAGATTTAGTAGAATGGAACCCAGACATGATATTTGTCTGTGTACCCACACCACAACAAGACTCACATTTAGATGTAGATACTCACATAGTACGTGAAGTATTACTTAACATTGGATTTACAGACTATGCAAACGTTGTAGTAGTTAAATCTACTATCACTCCTAATCATCTAACGCAGTTTAAGAAACTTTTTAGTGGATTACGACTTGTATATAACCCTGAGTTCTTAACTGAAGCAAACAGTTTAGAAGACTTTATTAATCCAAATATGCAAATACTAGGCGGAGACTTACAAGACTGTATCGAAGTAGAACAAGCATACATTCATCATAGTCAAGTCAAAATCGTACCCACATTCAAAACAGACTTCACAACAGCAAGTCTAATCAAATACACAATTAACAGTTGGTTAGCAACGAAAGTATCATTCTTTAATGAATTATTTCATTTGCACCAATCAAGCAATGCAGAGACTACATGGGAGCAGTTTACTGATATGGTAAAACGTGATCCAAGAATAGGAGACAGTCATATGCAAGTCCCAGGACCAGATGGTATGTTTGGTTTTGGAGGACACTGTTTTCCAAAAGATACTAAAGCATTGTTATATTATTCTAAACTAGAGGGGGCACCACTCACTCTACTAGAGAAAGTTATCACTCAAAATGATGACGACAGAAACGGGCAATAATGCCTATAAAAATGCTTGACAGTATGCAGAATATCCTGTATACTATATGCATAGATTTACATAATCACAGGAGATAATAATGGCAGGTAAATACTTTAATCCAGAGCAAGTTAACAAAATGAAGCAACTTGTAAATGAAGGCATGGCAGTGATGCAAGAAGTTGAAACACTTAATGGTGGACTCAATGACACTGTAAAAGCAATCGCAGAAGAACTTGAAATCAAGCCTTCTATTCTTAAGAAAGCAATTAGAATTGCATACAAAAGCAATCTAATAGACACGAATGCTGACCACGAACAATTGAATGATATCTTGGAGACTGTTGGTAGAACTCTTTAATGTCTTATGTCGATGCCATACATGATAAGTCTGCGGAACGTATCCATGTCGTAGAACGTACCCCTGAGGGTAACAGAGAGTTTAAGGAATATCCTACTAACTACGTTCTATATTACGAAGATCACAAAGGCAAACATCGATCACTTTATGGCACATCTGTCAAAAAGTTTTCATCACGTAAACAAGCAGAGTGGGAAAAAGAAAAACGCATACACGGTAAGAAACGTCTGTTTGAAGCAGATATTCCTATCGTCTTTAGATGTCTTAGTGAAAACTATCTGAAGGTTGATGCCCCTAAACTGCATACGTGTTTCTTTGATATCGAGGTAGACTTTGATCCTAGTAGAGGATTCTCTCCTCCAAGTGATCCATTCAAT